CAATCCCATGTGAATGGAATCGGACGCGCTGCTAAGGTCGACAGTTGCAAGTCGGCCGTATGCACTTCCCTCTTGAGCTAGCTTCGCGTTATACTGCTGAGCGTCCTTCTTGAGGAGTCCCCACCGGTTAAGACGACGCCGGATTGCTTTCCCGAGCCCTTTCTGAAAGTACATATTCAGATCCGGTTCGATGCATATCGTACGGTCAGTCTTAGCGTTCTTTGGAACGGTGATAAGCTTACTCCCTGCCACAACCTCGGCGTTAAACTGCCAGGTAGGATGCGCCTTCGCAAGCGCATCGGCTAGGGGTATAGCATTGTACGACAGATGGGGTCTTTGTGCCCCGAATTTGTACGATGCATCAGCACGCCGCTTCGGCAAACTAGTCGAAGCTCCTGGACCAAACGCAAATAAGGAGTGTATCTCGTTTAGATCAGCATCACCTAAGATCTTGAAGATTTTATTACGCGCCGTCATTAAGATGGCGTGCATCGTGGTCCGTTTGTTGCGGAGCACGACTTCATGATTTTGAGTGTACCTGAGCTGCGCGAGGCGCTCCTCAACCTCAAAGAACGTTTTGCGGGCTACAGCTGCGCGATCGATGCCCAAATCCCATTCCGGGAATTTCGACATCAACTCTGCAGAGAGGTAGTCCCGCTTGAACATATCTACATTCGGCGTATTCCCCCGGATATAATCCTGAGGATCGACGGAAGCAGATACAATCCTTGAGTAGTTCCCAGTCTCGAGAGAGATCAGGAGTTCCTTGGATCTTTGAGTAGCTGCCGCGGTATAGATATCCGCGGCAAGTTGGTCTGCCAGGCAAACAGTCTGTCGAGTGAGGTCCTTCAAAGGACCAGCAACCTTTTTGCTTTTCATGGGTTAAAACCTCATAGGAAAGTTGGATTAACTCAGCGTTACTTGCGCGATCGACGCGATATACGGTCGAGAACGTAGTTAACGAGAACAAGAACAAGCTGGCGAATAGCACTGGACATGACCTGTTAGGTCACGTTCAGTCGTGATTCAACACATGCTACCCAGCTAGCGTCGTTCTGAATTCCGACTGCAACTTTACGTACATCTTTGCAGTTCTGAGTGGTTGCCTCTGCGGGAATAACGCTTTCAACGTTATACCGCAGGGTGTACTCGAGTCGAGGCCGGGTGATGCCGTTGATAACTTCGGCGGACACGATCGGCATAGCAAGATTCATCTTGCTACGATAAAGCTTCTCGACCTGACCTGGCAATGGAGCTCGCAAAGACATAGTCAACGGCCAGTACCCAAGGGCGCTGGCGTTGCTATTCTCGACGAAGTATGCCGTGTCGCCGACCACCTTCACCTTATTAAAGGTGTGGTTGACCGGTGTGGTTGCTGCATCGGGTACAACAATCGTGCTAATGTCAGGCACGTCTGGCTCCTTAATTGGAGTGAGTTGTGGCGTTACCGTACACGACCACCGCCTGTTATAAGTCCCATCAACAGTGCGATGCCATTGGCAACGTGTTCATGACTGCTCTTATTCAGCTTTTCAAGGCTGGGTCGAGCAGGCAGTGGAGCGGTGGTATAGGCCTTACGCTCGAAGCGCATTTGGCGCCCCTGTCCGCTAACCGATACGGCACTAGTCCGATACGGTTTTGCGGCTTCGGGAACCATTTTAGCATTCCGAGCCCTGACCTCCACTGTGCTCTTAGAAGACAGGCTACCCCCTTGAAAATCCCACCCTCGGGTGGCATCTAAGGACGATAAGTAATCGCCCACAGGGACAAACCAGTCAGCAACGAAAGACCAGGGTAGGAGCTCCCACGCAAGTTCTAATGGGTTCGTTATTCCCAATTGCGTAAGAGTACCGATTGGTGCACTATTAGACTGTAAGAAATCCAGTCTCATATAAGCCCGGTGTTCGATCTTTCGTACACGTTCAAATGTGTACTGAGACGCGCCCACTGCGCCACCGCGTCCAATGATTTCTTCCTCATTGTAACGATGGCCGGACTTAACCGTCACCAAGCCTCGACCCGCTTCTTCC